GATGGAGGAGTTATATGAGCAAGTATGAAGGCATATCACCACTATTAAGGAAATTAGATCTTTTAAGGGAAGGTGAAGAATATACACTCTGCATTACAAAGCGAAATAAGATCAGGAAAAAGAAGAATAAGATATTGAAGTGCTATGATAATTACTACTTGGTTGTGACAAAAAATGGCTGGAAAGAAAGCATATTGAAAGGCGACATTATGACAGAAGATTGCTATATTGAGGGCCTAGACATTAAAAACAGAGCAAGGGAAGCATTGTCCGAATTAGAAGCGAAAACCAAGGAGGATGAAAGCGTGAAGATAAAGAAAGATCAATGGGATAAGTTAATTGAGGATGGTCTTGAGTGGTTACTAAGAAACCCAGAAGAAGATTTAGATATTATTAAGCTAGGGAAAAGCCATAAGAGTGAGCTAAGCTATTATTTAAGAGCAAAGCTGAAGGAAGACATAGAACAAAGAGGCAAGGATAATGGATACAATATCACCATTGATGAGCAAAGCAGGCAGCTCGTTTATCATCCTGGAGAAGAAGAAAACAAAGCTGATGCAGTAATAGAGCATATTGTGACAGAAAGTGAAATTAAAATGGCAAAAGGCTCAGAAGTCGAAATAGATGAAATATCAGTAAACGAACCTGAAGTACTTTTGGATCCAACACCAGAAGAATGCCAATGCAAGTGTGGCAGATCTAAAGGTGATGATATATTAATCAGACTTGAAGGACTAACTATAAAAGACCTACTACGATTGACAGGTGAAGGAGTCGTATTCGATATTATCGTAAGAAAACAAGTAAGTTGAATGGAGGAAATCATGGTATGCCTTATGATTCCATTCAATTGCTTCAAAGAAAAAATTCTGATCACCAAAGAGTACGACGGCAAGGGTAAAATGGAGATAATTGATAATAAGTATGTCATGGTACTGATCGATGACGGCAATGAAGTGCAATAGAACATTTATTCAAGGGAGGAGTTCAATGCCGGATGAGATAATCAAAAGCTATCAAGAATTATGCGATGAAATTGAGATCTGGAAAAGCAGAGTAAGAGCTTATCAAGCTGAAATTAGAGCTCTGAACCAGCTTGCTAGTATATATGGTCCATCAGATATTAGTGGAATCGACTATTCAAAGCCCAGGGTAAAGAAAACATCAAACATTGGATTTGAGGAATATTTATTAAGGTTATACCAGATAGAAGCTCATATCAAAGTATATGAAGCAACTATCGAGATGATGAAGCAGTCAAAAGAGGATATTGAAAAAAAGATAGAAGCTATGTCCGGTGTTGATAAGAAAGTTGTATATCTTAGAGATATTAAGGGTATGACCTTGAAAGATATAGCTGATCAACTAGGCTATAGCCATCAGTACATTAAAGAGATATCAGCTAGAAATAAACCTACTGAATACATACCGACAAAGCCAAAATGATGTGCTATGATAGTATTAACCAAAAATATAAAACTAAGCAAATCCCGTTGATTGTAACTCGACGGGATTTTATTATGCCATATACCATAAAAGAAAGATGGTGAGGATATGTATATTACCTATAGGTGTCTTGTATGCGGTACTGAGTTTATCATGCCAACAGAGACACTTTGCATAGCAGAGAAGGAAGGAAGATACATAGCCTGCCCTCTAGGACACAAACATGTAGTAATAGCAGGCAGATTTGACGATCTTAAAGAATGTATGGAAAAGCAACATGTCTATAAGAGAGAGGGCGGGAGGATGCGTCAAGTAAAATAAGAAAAGGCAGGTGAGCATTGTGAAGCTTACAGTAAAACAAAAGGCATTTGCTGATTACTACATTGAGCTGGGCAATGCCACTGAAGCAACTAAGAAAGCGGGATATAGCCACAAGACAGCAAACAGGATTGCAACAGAAAACTTGTCAAAACTTGTCATTCGCGAGTATATCGACGAAAGACTCAAACAAATAGAGGATGATCGTATTGCCGACGCTGCTGAAGTTCTCAAATACCTAACAAGTGTATTGCGTGGAGAATCAGAGTCTGAAATTGTCGTCGTTGAAGGAACTGGTGACGGCTGCTCTGAGGCAAGACGTTTATCGAAAACTCCTGATGAAAAGGAGAGATTAAAAGCGGCAGAGCTTCTTGCCAAAAGATATGGGATCCTGACTGAGAATTACAACATCAGGGACGTCACACCAGTGGTGATCAAGGATGACATATCAGAATAAGAGGGTCATCTCACTGCAACAGACGGTCGGCAAAGGCTATGCGCAGTTCTGGCATTTCAAAGGCAGATATAGAGTAGTGAAGGGTTCGAGGGCGTCCAAGAAGTCAAAGACGGCAGCGCTTTGGTATGTAACGAAGATTATGGAGCATAAGGGTGCAAATCTATTAGTAATTAGAAAGACCTTCAGGACATTGAAAGGTTCCTGCTACACTGAGCTTAAATGGGCCATAAAGAGATTAGGCGTAGAGGAATTTTGGGACGTCCCAAAATCAGAGTTGGAAATGACTTACCTTCCAACAGGGCAGAAGATATATTTCCGAGGCCTTGATGATCCGCTTAAGGTCACATCAATTACAGTAGAAGTAGGATCTCTTTGCTGGCTTTGGATAGAGGAAGCCTACGAGATCATGAAGGAAGAAGATTTCGACATTCTGGATGAGACCATCAGGGGCCAAGTCGAGGAAGGGCTATTCAAGCAAGTGACTCTGACCTTTAACCCGTGGAACGAGCATCACTGGATAAAGAAGAGATTCTTTGACGCTCCTCCTGATCCGGACATACTGGTTATGACCACCAACTACTTATGCAACGAATGGCTGGATGAAGCAGACAAAAAGGTATTTGAGACAATGAAGAAAAACAATCCCAGGCGTTACCGCGTTGCGGGCCTTGGTGAATGGGGCATTGTAGAGGGTGTAGTATTTGAAAATTGGGAAGAGGGATATTTTGATCACACATCCGATGAATTTAAGAAGCAGCATCCAGGGATAAAGTCTGCTTTTGGACTCGACTTCGGGTATACAAACGATCCTTCTGCACTTTGGTGCGGGCTTGTCGATCTACAGAAAAAGGAGATATTCGTCTTTGATGAGATGTATCAGCAGGGAATGTCCAACGAGGCGATATACAAAGAGATATATGAGATGGGATACGCGAAGGAACGGATAAGAGCTGACTCTGCTGAACCAAAGTCGATAGACAGACTCAGAGAGCTTGGACTCGTAAATATGAAGGCCGCAAGAAAAGGGAAGGACAGCGTAAATCACGGCATTGATTATATTCAGGACTTTAAAATCATAATTCATCCCCGGTGTGTAAACTTTATAACTGAAATAAGCAATTACACCTGGGATACAGATAAATTTGGACGACGTATAAATAAACCTATAGACGACTTTAACCACCTGATGGACGCAATGAGGTATGGGATGGAAGAGTTTAGCATGGGCGAGATTTTCAGCTTTGATTAATAGGTAAAGGGGTGACGCCGTTGTTTTTCAATTATTCAGATTCAGGAATAATCAATAACATGATAGCAAACGGAGCTAAGACAGCTTTAACAGACATCCAATTTCTGGAGCTTGAGATTGCCAAGTGGAAGAGATCAGATAAAAGAAAGTCTCAAATATCTGGCGAGAGATACTATAGAGGTTTACACGATATACTTGAGCGTAAGAGAACCATAATAGGTGTAGATGGACTATTGCAGGAAGTCGAGAACTTACCAAATAACAGAATAGTCGATAATCAGTACGCTAAGATGGTGGATCAAAAGAAAAACTATCTTCTGGGGCAACCTTTGACCTTTGGCACCGAAGACAAGAACTATGAGGATGCCTTGAATGAGGTGTTCAATATGAGGTTTCATAGGACACTTAAGAATTTAGGTGAGGATGCCCTTAATGGTGGGATAGGATGGCTGCATCCTTACTATAACGAGCAAGGCGAACTTAAGTTCAAGAAGTTTGAGCCCTATGAGATACTACCATTCTGGAAGGATGCTGAGCATACAGAGCTGGATTACGCAGCCCGTGTATACGAGGTCCAAGTGTATGAAGGCAGGCAGGAAAAGACCGTTGAAAAGGTGGAGGTCTACACTAAAAACGGGATAGATCGCTACGTGCTTATTAATGGATCTCTCATACCAGATGTTGAGGAACCTTCAAGTAACTACCTGATGATCGAGGACGAGGATGGAGTGTTGCAGGGGTTCAACTGGGAAGGCAAGATACCTCTCATTCCTTTTAAGTATAATAATAAAGAGATCCCGCTGATCACTCGAGTGAAATCTCTTCAAGATGGAATCAACACGATGTTGTCTGACTTTGAAAACAATATGCAGGAGGATGCAAGAAACACGATCCTTGTAATTGAGAACTATGATGGAACGAATCTGGCAGAGTTCAGGCATAACCTTGCAACGTATGGTGCTGTTAAGGTCAAGAGCGTTGATGGAGCTAAGGGTGGTGTTACTACCTTGACTGTGACGGTGGATGCTGACAATTATAAGGCCATCATAGAAATATTCAAGAAGGCTCTTATAGAAAACGCAAGAGGATATGATGCCAAAGACGATAGAATGAATGGCGAGCCGAACCAGATGAATATCCAGAGCATGTACAACGACATCGACCTTGACGCAAATGAAATGGAGACAGAGTTCCAGGCATCCTTCGAAGAGCTATTATGGTTTATCAATGCGCATCTATTCAACAAGGGGAAGGGAGATTTTACAGGCACGGATATTGAGATCATATTCAATCGAGATATGATGATGAACGAGTCTGAAGTAATAGACAATTGCTCCAAATCAGTCGGGATCCTATCCAATGAAACAATCATAAGTCAGCATCCATGGGTAGATGATGTCGATAGAGAGATACAGCGAGTTAAGGATGAGAAAAAGGAAGCTATAGAGGAGTATAGCAATGCATTTGCACCGGTAATGCCTTCTGGAATGGATGGCGGTGAAGGTAATGAAGAATAATGCATATTGGCAAGAGAGGATGGTCCTACTTGAAGGGGCTCTATTAAGCAAAGGGCAGAAGTATCTTCAGGACATTGAGCGGGAATACAGAACTGCTGCAATAAGCATTGAGAAGGATATTGCTCGATGGTATCAACGTTTTGCAGACAATAACTTAATTAATATGGCAGAGGCTAAAAGACTTCTTAACACTAAAGAGCTTGAGGAGTTCAAATGGAGTATTTATGACTACATCAAGTATGGAGAAGAGAATGCTCTAAACGGCCGATGGATGAAGCAGCTTGAAAATGCATCAGCACGAGTGCACATTTCTCGCCTCGAGTCATTAAGACTGCAGATGCAGCATCAGGTCGAGGTCCTATACGGTAATCAAGTGGATGATATTGACAAGCTGATGAGAAAAGTCTACCAGGATGGGTATTATCATACAGCCTGGGAAATACAAAAGGGATTTAATATCGGTTGGAGTCTTCACGCTATCGAAAAAGGGAAACTCGACAGGATCATAAGTAAGCCTTGGTCGGCAGATGGGAAAACCTTCAGTCAAAGGCTATGGGACAACCAACTAAGTCTCATTACTAACCTCCAGACAGATTTAACGCAATCAGTGATCACAGGCAAGAACCCTAAAGACCTGATTAATGGGATGGCCGCAAGACTAAATAAAGACAAGAATAAGACCGGCAGGTTGGTAATGACAGAGGCTGCAGCCTTCTCATCTGCAGCACAAAAGGATTGCTACAATGATCTTGACGTCGAGAGATATGAAATAGTGGCCACGCTCGACAATCACACATCAGAGATATGCCAGGACCTTGATGGTGAGGTCTTTGACATGAAGGACTATGAGGTCGGCTCAACAGCTCCTCCATTCCATCCTTGGTGCAGAACTGTGACAGCTCCATATTTTGATGATAACTACGGTGAGCGTATCGCACGGGATTTAGCTGGGAAGACTTATTATGTACCAAGTGACATGAAGTATAAAGAGTGGAAAGAAGCTTTTGTGGATAATGGAAGTAATAGCATTAATTTGATTATTGGAACCAAGACAATTACGGATATTACTATTTCAGGAGTTTCGAACCATGCAACTCAAAGGGCATTTGAAAGAGGTATTACCAATAAAGATATTGTTAATGCTTTGCAAAATCCACTCAAAATTGGTAAAATAAAACAAAGCACTAATGGTGTAAACCAAGAGTTTCTTGGTGAAGTAGCAAGGGTTCATGTCAATCCTGAAACGGGTAAAATAATCACTCTTTGGAAAACAAGTTCGAAAAAACTGAAGAAGTTGAAAGATGGTGGGAAATAATGAAAATTGACTTTAGTCCTGAACAGGTGAAATTATTGGAGAATCTGGATCTAAGTTTTGATATTGATGATGATCTTTCGGATGATGACATTGATGAATTGGATGACAAGGTTTCCGATTATTTTTCATCAAATTGTATAAGCTCTGATGAGGTTACTGAAGAAGGCATAGTCTGTGAAAGCATCATGGACTTAATAGGTGAATTATAAGATTGTGTTAGTAGAGAACCTGCTAAAGAGGTGGTGATCAAGGTATGAAGGCGAGGTATGTAGGGGCTACTATAGGAGTGATGACGTTAACCTCAAACAAGATATATGATATACTCAGGGTTGAAGAGGACATGTTCAGAGTTGTGGATGATGATCCCAACGAACCAGAAGGATATTTGTACGATCCTGTAAATCCAGGGAACGTATCAGGCACAGTATTTGGGAAGTGGGAGATAGTCGAAGATGATGAAAATGGGATACTCCGTAGAACAATCGATAGATTGACCACATCCGCTCAAAATTAAATACCACAAATCAAAGCACTTGCACAATGCAGGTGCTTTTGTTATGCAAAATATCAGGCAATAAAGGTTTAAATATCGTCTGTTTGGTATTTAAGACGTTAAATCAAAAGACAAATGACGTGGACTGAACCACGCTAAAATAATGTATTTGAAAGGAGATAAATATGAAAAAAGAAGATTTTGTAAAACTGGGATTACCAGAAGATATGGCAGAAAAAGCAGCACAAGCTTCAACTGAAGAGCTTAAAGGGTTTATTCCTAAGACGAGATTTGACGAGGTCAACGATGCTAAGAAGAAGCTGGAGGATGACATCAAGTCAAGGGACCAGCAGCTTGAAGATCTAAAGAAAATCGATGCTGAAGGGCTCAAGGCTAAGATCGAGAAGCTTCAGGGTGATAATCAAGCAGCCAAGGCAACCTATGAGGCAGAGCTCAAGCAAATAAAACTTGATGCTGCAGTTGAGAAGGCGCTGTTAGGTGCAAACGCGAAGAATGTCAAAGCAGTAAAAGCGCTTTTAGATCTAAGTAATGCAGAGCTTGAAGGAGAATCAGTCAAAGGTCTGGAGGACCAGCTTAAGAAGCTTCAGGAAGCAGAGGACTCAAAATTCTTATTCAATACTGATTCTGGTAAAGGGAAATTTAAGGGCTTCGTTCCAGGAGAGAAAAAGGACGGTACCCCGGGATCCGGAGGAACTGGAGGGACCTTAGCAGACGCTATAAGGGCAAGATTAGAGGGCGAATAAAACTAGAAAGGTGGAATAATAATGGCAGTTACACTATTACAGGCGAAGTTAAACGTACAAGACGATCTTCAGATGGGAGTTATTGATGAGTTTGCGAAATCAAGCTTCCTGTTCAACAATATCACTTTTGATGATGTAGTATCACCAACCGGAGGAGGAGCAACTCTTACTTACGGTTACACTAGACTGATCACTCAGCCTACAGCAGCATTCAGAGCAATAAACAACGAGTACCAAGCACAGGAAGTTACAAGACAAAGATACACCACTGACCTTAAGGTATTTGGTGGGTCTTTTGAGATCGACAGAGTAATAGCTAACATGGGTGGTATCGTCAGCGAGGTGGACCTTCAAATCAAGCAGAAGGCTAAAGCAGCTGCAGCACTTTTCAATGATACGATCATCAATGGAGACAGCGCAGTTGACGCTAACGCATTTGATGGACTTGAGAAGGCTTTGACTGGCTCCTCCACTGAGTACACTCCCGGAGCAGCTATAGACCTTTCTACTTCTGCATTGGTGGATACAAACTACAAGGTATTCCTCGATACTCTTGACGAGTTTCTAATGGGCCTTGATGGTACTCCATCAGCTATCATGGGCAACACTAAGCTTATCGCTAAGATAAGAGCGGTTGCAAGAAGAGCAGGGATGTACATGATCAAGCCAAATGAGTTTGGACAAAATGTCGAGTTTTACGGAGTAACTCCGCTTGTCGATCTAGGTGCAAAAGCTGGATCCAATAATCCTGTTGTTGGAGTAGACGTTGCAACTGGCGAGACTTCTCTATATGCTGTAAGACTTGGTATGGACGGCTTCCATGGAGTGTCTATGTCCGGAGTAGCTCCAGTAAGCATCTGGCTGCCTGACTTCAAGACTGCCGGAGCAGTTAAGAAGGGTGAGGTTGAGATGGTTGCAGCTGTTGCCCTTAAGGCTACTAAGGCAGCTGGAGTCTTGAGAAAAATCAAGGTTCAGTAATTAAAGAAAGGAGCATTGCTCTATGGCAAGAATATATTCTGTAAATCAAAACCATAACTGTGACTATGGTGTTGACTTCTATTATGGCGCTGCTGCTGTGCCCGATGCTGAAACTGTTCTGCTTGCGTGGTTTACTGCTAAGGGCTATACAGTAGTTGCTGGTTCTGATACCCTGTCCCCTTGGGATTATCTTCCTGTATCGGAGCTAATAAAGTTTGCACCATACATCGGCGTCGTTCCTGCTGGCATGACTAAGGCGGCTCTTGTAGCTGCTTTTGAGACCGCTTTGATCACGCTGATGAAAATCGAGATAACTGAGTTCGATGCACTTCCCGATGTAGACGGCGGGACTGTTGCGGAACCTGTATATGCAGATGCGGCTGCAGTAAAAGCAGCTCTTCCTACATCTGTAACTGCAACCTTCGATGATGGCATCAAAGCTACTGTCCCGGTCGCAGCTTGGGTCGATACTGATACCTATGATAAAGAGGCTGCTGCAAAGTACACCTTCACTGCTACCCTCGGCACGTTGCCACTACCTTTTGCGAATACTGCTGCGGTAACTTCTACTGTAGAGGTCGAGGTGAAAGCCTAATGGCTAAGGTAAAAGCCCCAAACACTGAATATAACGGAATATCAGCAGGAGTAAAGTTTACTCAAGGGATCGGTGAATGCACTGATCCCTACCTGCTTACGTGGTTCAAAGACAAAGGATATGATATAGAGGAAACAATGGAGGAATCGTTTATCATGGATGTCGAGGTGGTCAAGGATCAACTCGATGATTTGGAAAAGACATCTCCTCCTAAAACTAAACGTGGTAGAAAATAAAGGATGGTGATGAGACATGTTGAATGACGTTACAGCAAGACTTGCATCCTTCGGGTATATCGTAGAAAGCGCGGATGCTTGGGTGCTGGATTTCATCATCACTAAAGTACAGGATTACATCAAAGCGGACTGCAATGTGAGTGAGGTACCTGAGGGGCTGTATTCTGTTGCAGTTGATATGGCTGCAGGTGAGTTCTTATTGTCTAAGAAATCCTCCGGCCAGCTTCAAGGATTTGATCTTTCTGCGGTTGAGAAGCAGATCCAGGAGGGGGATACGAACGTTGTGTTCGATGTGACCTACTCTCCCGAGAAAAGACTCGACGTGTTTATCAATTACCTCATCAATTATGGCAGAGGGTCCTTTGCGGCATACAGGTGTTTAAAATGGTAGATACGCACTCCTCCCTGCTAAAGCTTTGGAAAGACCGCTGTACGGTCTATACAAAAAAAGAAGTCGTCAGTCAAATCAATAAAAGGACGACCTTCACGGATGAGGTGTTCTTGTCAAACGTACCTTGCAAGCTGTCTTTTGAGTCATTAAGTACTACTAATCAGGCTGATAATGCAGCAACTATAGTTCAAAAAGCGAAACTATTTCTCTCCCCGGATGTAGCCATCCCTCCAGGATCTAAAATATCAGTCAATAGAAATGGGTTGGTGATCGATTATGAACAAAGTGGGGAGCCTGGAATATTCAATAATCATCAGGAAATTCCACTTGATATTTTCAAGGGGTGGGCATAATGGCAAAATGGGGCAAGGTAGATTACAGACAATTCGAGAGACTTAAGAAGGAAATGGAGAAACTTGAACAAGTTGCAAGGCAGGAGTTCTTTGAAGCTGCAGCAAAGGAGCTTGCAGCTAGGCTATTAGGTAAAGTTATTAAAAGGACTCCAACTCTCAATCCTATATACTGGTCGGATGGGTACAAGGGCGGAACTCTAAGGCGGGGATGGACCGCTGACAGCCATAGACAAGCTGAGCTTTCAGCAATCTTTAATGGTGATGCAGGGGCAAAAGCATTTGTGGATAAACTGGCGGTAAGAAAAGTCGGGGATATGTATGAAATAGAGATAGTCAACTCCGTGGAATATGCTTCTTACGTGGAGTACGGCCATAGGACAAGGGATCATAAAGGCTGGGTGCCAGGTCAATTCATGCTCACGATATCAGAACAGGAACTGGATGCTCAAGCACCTAAGATCTTGGAAAAGAAGCTTATGAAGTACCTGGGAGGGATTTTTGATGGTAAATAAAATAATAGATGGTATATCCATTAAGCTCAATCAGGTATTTGGCAGTGGATACAAGATATACAGTGAGAGCATTAAGCAAGGTCTAAAAGAGCCTTGCTTTTTCATTATAGCCCTCAACCCATCTGAAGAGAGCGTGCTAAGCACTAGATTTTTTAGACAGTGTCCATTTGACATCCACTACTTCCCGGTGGGTCCAGACAGCAACGCTGAGATGCAGGCTGTCGCAGAGAGCATGTATATGGCTATGGAGTGGATAGAAGTTGAAGCTAATATAGTCAGAGGAGTCCAGATGAATCATCAGGTGATCGATGGTGTGCTACATTTTTTCGTGCAGTACAATATGCACATAATCAAACCGGTAGCACCAGCTGATTCAATGGAGACTTTGGATTTTATAAATGGTATAGAGGAGTGATGATATGGCGTCTAAGAAAAAAGAAGAGGTAAGAGCCTCAGAGGAACAGAGGATCGCTTTTACCAAAGGGCAGATAGCCTCCTCCAGGATGTATCAGCATAATAGGGATGTAGTCAATGTAGTACTCAAAGATGACCAAACCTACACGCTGGTCGAGGTAGACGAGCTCATAGAAAATTTTATGAAAGAGAAGGTGAGATAATATGGCATTAGGCGGCGGAACATTTGTCACTCAAAATAAAGTGTTGCCTGGCTCTTATATCAACTTCATAAGCGCAGCAAGAGCATCAGCTACTCTGGCAGACAGAGGAGTCGTTGCAATGCCTATGGAGCTTGACTGGGGGCTTGACGAAGCAGTATTCACTGTCACAGCTGAAGATTTCCAGAAAGATTCACTAAAGATCTTCGGTTATGACTATACACACAGCAATATGAAGGGCTTGCGGGACATGTTCAAAAGTATCAAGCATGCTCATTTTTATAAGCTTATGAAAAATGGAGTTGCAGCTTCAAACACCTATTGTACCGCTAAGTACAAAGGACTAAGAGGTAATGATCTAAAGACAGTAGTAGCGGTAAATGTTGACGATATAACTAAAATGGATGTATCGACTTACTTGGGGACTACTCTTGTCGATAAGCAAACAGTACTGCCGAATACAGATAATATTCTGGATAATGACTACGTGATCTGGAAGACCAATGTTGTAATGACAGAGACTGCTGGGCTTGCTTTGACTCTGGGCAGCAACGGAGATGCATTGACGGGTACAGAATATCAGGCAGCACTTGATGCGCTTGAGGCATTCAGCTTTAACGCAATAGGCTGCTTATCAACAACTGCTGAGATCATCGACCTGTTTGTCCAGTACACTAAGAGATTGAGAGATGAAGTTGGGGTAAAATTCCAGGCGGTAGTTTATAAGACTGCAACAGCAGACCATGAAGGAGTAATCTCTGTTGAGAACACTATCCTTGATAGTGGACCTGCAGCTTCATCCTTGGTATTTTGGGTCGCTGGAGCTCAGGCAGGATGCGCAGTGAACAAGAGTCTCACAAATAGAGTTTATGATGGCGAATTTACAGTTGATACAAATTATAAGCAGTCTGAACTCGAAACTGGGCTGACGGATGGAAAATTCATGTTCCACAAGGTTGGTGATCAAGTGAGAGTACTTGAGGACATCAATACATTTGTCAGTGTAACTGACGAAAAGTCTAAAGATTTTGGAAGCAATCAGACTATCAGAGTGCTGGATCAGATTGCAAATGATATCGCAGCACTGTTCAATTCGAAGTATTTGGGAAGTGTACCAAATGATGCGGATGGAAGGATAAGCCTATGGAGCGACATTGTATCGCATCATCAGCAGCTTCAAGCCATAAGGGCGATTGAAGACTTTGTTCCTGAGAACGTTCAGGTTGCAGCAGGAGTAACTAAAAAAGCGGTAGTGGTCAATGATGTGGTTACACCGGTCAACGCCATGGCTCAGCTTTATATGACAGTTGTGATCGAATAGGAGAGGGGGTTGTGAGATAGATGAGCAATATAATGAACTCTAAAGATGCTATCAGCGGTTCTCTTGCGAAATGCTTTGTAACTCTTGACGGGAATCGTTATGAGTTTATGCAAGCTATAAACCTTGAAGCAAGCATCGAGAAGAATAAAGTAGAGGTCCCGATACTAGGCAAAACAGGTAAGGGCAATAAATCTACGGGCTGGAGAGGAGCTGGCAATGCGACTTTCCATTATAACACCAGCATCTTCAGAAAGCTCCTTAAGAAATACAAGGACACCGGTGAGGACTTCTATTTTGACATCCAGGTGACAAACGAAGATCCTACATCAATCGTAGGAAGACAGACAATTATCCTAAAAGATTGTAATCTGGACGGAGGGGTCCTTGCTAAATTCGATGCAGATGCAGATTACCTGGAAGAGACAATAGACTTCACTTTTGAGGATTTTGAAATGCCTGAAGAGTTTGGTCTTTTGCCGGGGATGTAATATAGCACTCGGGCCACTTTCGGCCTGAGTGACTTACTTTTTGAAAGGATGAAGCTATATGACGAGTCTATCCGCCTTTTTAGCACAAAATGCGATAAAGGTCGAAAATGTAAAATATGTTGCATCCAAGAGATTTCTTGATGATGCAGGAGACCCTGTGGAATGGGAGATTAAATGCATAACTTCCACTGAAGATGAGAATCTTAGAAAGACATGTACGAGCCGTGTTCCAATACCAGGAAAAAAGAATCAATATACTCCGGAAACCGATTTTAATCTATATCTGGGGAAGCTGGCAGCAATGTGTACGGTCTTCCCAAATCTTGACGATGTAGAGCTGCAAAATTCTTACGGAGTCATGGGATCAGATGCACTTCTTAAGAAGATGCTTAACCCTGGTGAATATTCGGATTATTTACAAAAAGTACAAAAAGTAAATGGCTATGACACTGGGTTTGACGAACTGGTGGAAGATGCAAAAAACTAATAGGTGAAGGTGATTTTGAGTCAAACTATGCTTATTATTGCCTTCACAAGTTCAATATGCTGCCTTCAGACTTTTTGAAACTTGACAGATATGAACGCGCGTTTATAGTCGCAGCTATAGATACCAGGCAGAAAGAAGAAAAAGAGAAGGCTGAGAAAACACCTAAAAGAGGTAAGGGCAGGTGAGAAAATGGGAACAATAAGATCTGCTATTCAAATATATGATGGCATGTCTCCAGCATTTAGAAGTATGAATAACGCCATGAATATGGTTCTAAGCAGCTTTGAGGCTGTGCAAGCCGCATCGGGCAAAGCTATCGACAACAACAGTATAAAGGCCGCCAGAGATGAGCTCAATAAAGCTGAGATTGCAATAAGTCAAATAGAGCAGGAAATACAACAAGCTGAGGCTGCACAAAAGGGATTCAATTCTCAGTTGAATCAAGGCTCAGGATTAATGGGCAAACTCAGAACTCTTGCCATAAGTGCAGGAGCTGCCTTCAGTGCTAAACAAATCATAGACTTAGCCGATACAATGACTTCTACTAATTCAAGGCTCAATCTTATAAATGATGGGCTACAAACCACTTCAGAGCTTCAGGATATGATTCTCGCCTCAGCCAATAGGTCCAGAGCCTCATATATGGATACTGCGTCTGTCGTTTCAAAGCTGGGAGTACTTGCCGGAAACGCCTTTAGCTCCAATGAAGAAATGATTGCCTTCACAGAGCTCATGAATAAGAACTTTGTTATTGGAGGCTCGAGCATTCAGGAACAAAGTGCTGCTATGTATCAGCTGACACAAGCAATGGCTGCTGGCAGGCTACAGGGCGATGAGTTCAGATCCATCATGGAGAATGCACCTCTATTGGCTCAGTCGATAGCTGAGTACATGGGCTTGTCTGTCGGAGAACTGAGAGAAATGTCTTCTCAGGGTCTAATTACAGCAGATGTAATAAAGGGCGCTTTATTTGCTTCGGCAGAGGATGTAAATGCAAGATTTGCAGAGATGCCGATGACCTTTGCACAGATAGGTACGATCTTAAGCAATACTATGCTGCAAATCTTTGAGCCGGTGATCCAGGCAATAGGCAGAGGAGCTCAGTGGATTTATGATAACTGGGCAAATCTTGAACCGGTGTTCTGGGGACTTGCTGCAGCGGTA